CCTTTCGTTAGCTTAGAAGATGACTTTACCTGACCTTCTATCAGCGTCTTGCCTATCTGAATATCATAAGTACCTAAAAACCGTTGCTTGAGCATCAGCTTCATATTTTCTTTGTTAGCGGTAGGCACTTTCTTAATAAACGCCTCCGATAACTCAGCGCACCAAACATGAAACAAAGCATTCTGGCTCAGTGATCGCGGGTCTTTGTAGGGCTCTAATTTAACGACTAAAGGCGCAGAGTAATCCCACGCCTCGATCCTTTTCAAAAGAAACGGAAGCCTATCTTCAGACTCGCGCTTACTGTTGATCCTAACGTGATCGCCCTGACTCACAACTTAACCCTCAACCACTTATCTGACATCTTCTGTGATTTGCCCTCCAGACGGGGCGAGTTTAGAACACGCAGTCTAGCTTCCTTGCAATAGCCTCTTAGCTTTTTGATCTTCTCGCTGGTAGCGGCAAAGTCTGCAATAGGATATAAATGCCTAGCCTCACAGAATGGTTGCCCCCTTAATCTGCCTTTCATGGTAGAAGGCACGATGCCATTGCGCTCATCATTTTGGAAAGTCCAGTTACTATATTCACGATAGCTGTACGCCTTGCCATCTTTAAAATATGGATGCTCGCCTTTAAAGGGGATTTTTGCTGGGTGATATTTACTAGCCATTGATTAAACCCCCGTCATAATAAAAGCCGCGAGTCTCTAGATAATACTGTTTCATTTTTTCGTAATCTTCACCGTCTAGCCACGATATATCTGTGAGTTGCATATCAATGGTTTTAGCGCGAATAGAATCTGACTTAGTGGCTGACTTAGCTTGTGGCGAACCGCCCCGATCTTGCGCCCTAGATAACCACGAATTAACAAACCGCTTGATGCCTTTGGATGTCTTTCTTTTGGTAGGGTTAGCATCGCACCACGACTCCATGGCGGCTAATTCTTGGTGAACATTGATAGCAGGGTAGGCTCTCTGCCATGCAATTACATCTGCTTCTTCTGGTTGCCAATCTTCTTTAGTATTTAATAACATAATCCCTCCTATTGGAATTTGTGTTGCATCAGTCTCGACCATAAACTCTCTATTGGCAATAATTCATCATGCTTTAAGTAGAGCCTATCGCCATATCCGAAATTGTGACTATGACACGTTTTTTTAAAGTTAGCGCGATCCATCCAACCATTGACACGCATGACATCTGGATCATCAGTTCTCCCCACCAGTATGCCAATTTGTGATTTAAATTTTTCCATAGAATCGAAAATAAGATTTCCGTATTCATCATTGGTAAATTTAACATCAATGGTAAAGTCCCCGAACCATAAATCAACGCCCCCATCTGTAGCTACATTAACGGTAGGCAATTCTAAATTAAACAATCTGGCAACAGCAAATTCTGCCTTAAATCCGTAAACATTAGCCTCTGTTCTAGATTGCTTTTTATTATCAAGTCGTGGAGCGAATCCCTGCATCTCGCATAGTTTTACAGTATCAGCACCCATTAATTGACAAGTGTGCGAATCCTGTTTGCTTAAACGTATTTTCATTTGAATTGATCCCCCAAATGTAGTTTTGCAGTTTCATCATCAACCTCACCGACAGAACTGGCATGACAATGGTAAAGATTTTCTTCAGTACCATAATACAAAGCATAAGTTGACATATCAGCTTTTTCCTGCCCGCCTGAATTCAACACTAAATCACACGCTTCTTCTTCATTATTTGCTTGTACTATATATTCACGAGTTTCTGTAATTACAGCAGTACATTCTATTATGTAATTTTTCATTTTTGTTTTCCTATGGCTCGGCAAGCCTCGCCAAGTGATTAATAAATTATTTTTGTTTAAACTTTGTTTATACTTTCTTCAAGATGATCCAACCCTTTACACCTTGAAAAGCATAATTTACAAATCTAAGGGCTTAAAGCGACTTAGTGACTTAATCGTATCCGTATTTAGAATCAGTAGCAGTTCCGTTGCCCTTGCGCCTAGACGCATTAATCGTTATTTCTTGCTCAGCAGTCAAACCAATCAAGAGGTGCTAATAGAGGGGTCACTCTCGTTCATGGGTTACAAATTCCCAATCCACACACCCGAATACTTTTTGAACCTTAAAAGATTAAGCGGTCAAAGTAAACTCAAAAGCCTACTTATAACCAAATGATATAAAATCAGTAATTGATATATCCAAAGATAAGCACAACAACTGTATTGTGTGTATCTTCATGTTCTTGCTTTTGCGCCATCTTAATACCTGCTGTGGCGATGTCTTAGCAATTTTTGCAAGCTGGCGACTGTTAACGCCTTTGCTTCTTTGGGCGGCAATTAAGCATCTGCCAGTGTCGATTAATTCCATGATTAAAAACCTTGTGTTATATTAATTAGGCGGGTTCCCCCGACTCGCAACCTCCTATGGTTTGCCCCCTTTCGAGGGGGCTTTTTTACCCTAGAACGGCACATCCTCATCTAACTCTTCCAGACTCATGCCAGATTGCTCTACAGGCGCACTGCTGGGCGTACTGCCATCGGTATAAAATACCTTTACGTTACCCAGTATCGGGGTCTGTACGTTAGCCTCGCGCTCTTCCTTGGTGGTAGATTGAGATATAAAACCATTGTTCTCATACTGGTCTTGCTCTTCAGTATCCACAAAGGTAGTTAGATCGAGATAAGTACCCTTTGCCCCTTTGTATAGGCGAGACTTATCTATCTTGGTTACATCGATTCTTACAGATAATCCTACTTTCATTTTAACAACTCCACTTGGTTTACAATTTCAGCCACAGCCTTATCCACCTCTGTAGCTAGTTTTGCGATATAGTCATCATCGCGCTCAACCCGCACCAAAACGTGCGGCATTTCAGGATGATAAGCAAAGAAGTCCCACCACCCCCTTCTGGTTATCCACATACAGCCTTGGATTTGTTGCCAGTATTTCTTAACGCCTACCTGTGGATCACGTAAGTAACTAACCATCGTTCTAGGCGCAGGGCATTTGATTTCCAATCCTCCCAAGCTATCCCCGTTCTCAAGTATCAAGCCATCAGGGGAGCATCCAAACTCCCAATCGGTATCTAAAATAAAGCCAGTTTCAAGAACCTCATTGCCAGAGATAAACTCATATGCCTCTCTAGCTTCTGGCTCTAATGCTGTGCCGCGCTCAATCCATTCGGTCACATGAAACGGCTCAGATTTACCTGTAATGCGCTCTGCGATTAACTCATTGATGTACCCATCAGCAGATGACGATGGCTTCCCAGTTTGCGTAATTAGCTTATTAAACATACTGGCAGATGGCTTACCCAATCTTGCGGCAAGCCACTCTGGTGATCCCTGCTCATGGTCTAAGATAATCACTTCTTAGCCTCTAGTGCGGCAACAGCGCGATCATAGTGAATCTCAAGAATCTGATCGACTGACCGAACCTTGAGCCACTTGCAGAATTTCTCACTATCAGCACCAGTCTCATCAAGTAATTTCTTGATGGCTATGATCTGGTCATCAGAGATAATCTTCTTATCATCACCCCGTAGCATTGCAGATTCAGCGTCATCATCTGCCGTAGGAATCCCTGCGATAGAAGATAAAGATACACGACGCGCATACGTCAGGGAGCTTGAAGCCGCCTGTGGGTCACGCTTAACCACTGGCAGAGTAAATTGACCTTCTAGCCATTGCCCAGAAACGTGCATAAGCCTTGTGCAAACTCCCATTCCATTTTCATCGGTGACTGGGAACTGGGTATAGCTTAGACCGTTATCAGCAAAGGGCTGTTTGATGGCCTTGATAACTGCCGTTAGATCGGCATAGCTAGATTTAAAGAAAGGGTTGGCACTGTCTTTAACAGCACCCCCCATTTGCGACTGAGCATTGCAGAGTGCATTTGCCAGTTCATTTATTGCGTCACTTGACTTCATTGTTTCGGCCTCCTATAGCCTGTTCTTTTGCGTACTGCTCACCATACCCAACATAGTAAGCATCTGATTGCCCCTCTAGGGCAGGATAACCTACAACGCAGTCGTACTCACCGCGCTCTAGATCGTTAAGATCATTTATTCCCATATTGCCTCCTACAGCAAGTGCCCCCTCGCGGGGGCGGTTAGATTAAGCCGCAATCGCGGCCTTGGTTGGGCGTTTAAAGAAGCCGAACTTGTCATCGTCATTTGACGCTTCGACAGTGGCAGAGAATGTGACGCGCTGACCTTTCAGAACATTGTAGTTCCAGTAATTTTCATCAGCATCAAACCCTATTCCTGAACGGTAAACATATTCATCTAAAATGGCTTGCGGCACTGTACCCCACACCTTAAATCCGCGATCATCTTTAACGACCATCTTGACAACACGTTGGCCGTAGGCAAAGCCATCGACAACCTTGGTGCTGATGATCTCACCCGTGATGGATTGCTTACCGTTAACGATAGCTTCTGCATTAGCGTTCTCAATCTCACGCTCTGCCGCCCACACTGCCTGACGAATACCACTGGCGATCTTTTTCCAGAAGTTGCGCTTGATGTGCGCCTGACGCTCTGCCTCTTTCTTGGCTTCACGCTTCTCAGCGGCCTTGGCCTTACGCGCATCAAGGATGGCGGGGTCAGTCTTAACGGTGAAGTAACCAAGACCGCCACAGGTAAAGCAACTACCACTTTGAATCCAGTAGTAGTGTGGCAAGGTGCCAGTTCCATCGCACTTGTGACAACCTCTTTTATATAATTTAGCCATGTCTTTATTACCTTTTTTGATTGATTGAGGTGCTACAGTACACCCCCTAAAAGGCATTGTCAACACTTTTGTACATATTATTTAAAATAGGTGTATTGACATTATTGTTTACTTGTTGTATAATGGCTATGCCATCACTGAATGGCACGTTCTTTAAAAATCAAAAAACCAAGAGGAATAATATGCCAACATTAGCGCAAGTTAGGAAAGAAGCCGCAAAGCACAAAGCAGAGTTATTTATAAATAGAGAGCATGGCGAAGCAGAGGTGTGGCTACCTAAAGGTCAACTGTGGCAGTCAACCGAAGCGTCTTGCATTGTGGTTAGCTTTGGCTACAGGGGGGCAGGCGTAATGCCTCAAGTCTATAGTCATTTGATAGAAGACATGTCCCACGGGATACGCTAACCTAACAGCCCCGCTTCGGTGGGGCATTATCAATAAAGGATAAAACCTAATGAAAACAACTTTTGAAAAATTAAACGATTGCGATATATTCAGAAATGCAGATGGTCAGATAATGGTCAAGGGACATGGCATTTGGTGGAATACAGGGAAGATAATTCATTGCCCTTACGATAGCGTAGGCAGATTTTACGTTGAGCCAGATGAACCAGTATTGAGATTATCTACTGACAACTAACCTAACAGCCCCGCTTCGGTGGGGCTTTTTTATGTTCTATGTGGAACTAGTATGACCAGATAGCAGGGCAGGGGAATCCATCATCTTCAGTACAGCCATCTAGGTGTATAAATCGACCCGATCCCTTTTGCTGTATACCTATTCGTTGTATACCATGCTTCTGAGCCACTCTAATGATCTCTAACGCCTTTTCTCCGCTGGCTAGTATATCTACCGCCTTACCAGTGGTATGCGCCCCTAGAACCTCTTTACGCGCTTCTATGGGGTGTTGGGGGCTTCTGTAGGCACTGGATAGGGCAAAGCTAAAACCGCACTCATGTCGAATAGCGTTCAGGGTCTCAAGAAAGTCTTTGTCGAATCCTTCCTCACCAGTATGCTTGCACTTTAACTCTTTGGGCTTGAAATAATTTAGCTTTTCTTTCTTAGGTGATTTAGCCATTTTACTTCCTCATGTTCATCAATTTGCTTGCGCCTTTGATCCCAAAACTAGCAGAGATCGCCACAAACAATAAATACTGATACCACTCTGGCAGATCATTTAATGCGGCAAATGCTTGCTCTACTCTATGTATTACCGTCATATCATCTACTACTATTGCATAACCAACCATAAAGATAGGCACTGCTAGAACGATGGTCCAGAATTCATCTTTCCAGCTATTGCCAGAAGCATCAGCCATCTTAGCTTCCCAATCAGCATCGTTCTGAATCACGTTCATTTTAGCTTCATGTTTGGCTTTTGCTTGCTCTGCCTTGTTCTTTAGGAATCCACCAGCAAGATCAGCAATCGGACCAATCAACAATTTAAGCATTAGATAAAGCCTTTCTCGATTAGAAATAAACCGATAATCAGGGGATACATACCCCATAGCATTAGTTCGCTTTTCCTAAATCTATCAGCACCATCATCTAATCGCTTCTCGATGTTCTGGTATCTGATCGCGCATTCCTTCTCATGTCCTGATAAGCGGATCAATGCTTCTTTAACGGTTGCCATTATGAATCCTTAACTAATATTGCTTCGACAAAGATTGAGACTTCGTTTTCTGAGCTACTGCTTTTCGCCTCGAAATGAAAGTCTGATTTCTCTGCAATCTTAAACGGGAGTTGGCGATCAAAGCTGACCTGCGATGTGGCGAATGTCGCTTCTGCAACTCTTAATGTTCTCCCAGTGTTTGTTTTAACCACATTCCTAAACGTAAGATATTTCTGGCCGTTGTTAGTACCAGATGTAACATCTATTCGGAATAGGTAGATCGAGTGTCCTGCGGGGACAGTGTAAACGCTAGATTGAGTAGTGCCAATCTCTGCCTGTATAAAGGCGTATTTAGTCCCGCCATTTGTAATAGAAATATCACCAACATTCGAGCCAGCTAGGATAGTGGCAGAGTTAATTCTTAAAAATGTCGCAGTAGTAGTTACAGCAGAAGTGCCTGTCAGCGTGACAGTCTCGCTAATCTCAACATAATTGGAATCTAGACCGTTAATTTTTAAATCCATCGTATCCGATGAAGAAGTAGATACGACATCCATCGCAACAGCAGAACTAGGGTAAACATAATTACCGCCATCATCCCACAGCGTCTCGAATGATGTTCCTACAGTGCGGTTAAAGCCGAATATATTTAATGCCCTAGAATCCCAGATATTACCTTTTGCAACATCATGCAGAAAGTTAGGGGTTGGCATATCTTCATCAAATTGATACATGGTTACTGCCTCATCAAGAAATCAATAATCAGATATATTGCATAGCCTAAAACTGCGATTCCTGATATTTGAATGCTATTCCAGAATAACGCTTTGCGCTTTCTTTCCTGCGCGTAAATTGTTTGCTCTCTTTTCTCTCTTATTTTTCTCCGCAATTCAGTTAGCTCAGTATAGCCACTAGGCCCGTAGGCATACATAAGCAAAGTGCGTAGCTCCTTTTCTTGCGCCTGAATTTTTTTCTGGTGAGCATATATCTGCATCGCCTCCTGCTCAACAGATTGTGACGCAACAATTTTCTTAAACAGGGGTGGATTTTCTGCCCTGCGCTGACATTCATTTAAGTCACTGACCGCCCCGTACCATCTACCAACTTGGCTAAGTGTATCCTCTACATCTCGGCCAGCCTCAATCATCCTTTTTACAGTACCAAAGGCGTTAGTGGCTATGCTGATGGCCGTGACGGGATCAATCATTACCAAGGCACTCCAGTGCTAATCGCGGGAGCCTTGCTGTCTGCAATCTGTGAAGCAATGCTTGCCTCAATAGCGTCAGCGTCAACGTCAGCCTTTACCCATCCAATAACCTGAGCTTCAGTAACGTCTGCATAGGGCGTGTAGCCTTCCGCAGTGCTGTCAGGGGTAAAGCCGCAAGTGCCGTATGAACTACCTGAGTGTTCACCGTCAGCATCTGATGCACGCCAATGCGCCACAACAACTCCGTCGTCAGTGTTGCGTTCTAGTGTTGAGATTGTCCAAGTTACTGCCATTGTTTTATTCCTCTAGTTAAATTGCTGAGATAATGAAGGCGAGTAGCTCACTGTAGCGAACACCCATCCTAGTCTTTTCTTCGTTAGTTTCTTCGTCAGTCCACGTATCGCTCATAAACATTGCGTAGTCACCTGCGTCTAAACCTTCAGCTTCAAAGGCGGCCTGTAGGTCTTGTGCAATGATTCCAAAGTGGATACGAGCGTCATCACCCTTCTCAGCTACTCTATCTTTCCATCGCCATGCCTTTAATAAACCTTTACAAGCCATAGCGACACGCTGTTCTGCGTCTGTTAAATCCCTTATATCTTGCTTGTAATTACCATCAGAACCTGTAGTAACTCCGTTGGTTATAAAAGCATCATTGAAGCGAGCGTTAGAAGCACCCAAGTCAGTAGTGTTATCACTCAGTCCACCGTCACTGTTTTTAACAGGCAGTACAGCCTTAGATGATGCGGCAAATCTTAATGATGCGTGGTTGTCATCAAGGCCACCAATGCGTATGTCGCCTGATACTGTGCCTATTGAGCCTACGCTTGAGCCGTCTTTGTAAAAAGAAATAATACTTCCGTCAGTAGTATGGCGGTAAAGCGACATAGCAGAAGCACCAGACTTAGCCACTCTAATGGTATTATCTGCACGTAATTGAACGCCTGCATTTGTAGATGTTACATCACCAGTAGTACCTATGTTCAGGTTGCCAGAGGAGTCGATACGCATGCGTTCTGAACCGCCAGTAGACATAGTAACTACGCCGTTACTAGAAGTTGCGTCTAAATCCCAGCCAGCACCAGCAGAAACAGTATTAAAAGACGTTATTGCTAGTTGTCTACTATCTGTTCCATAAATGTTTACGTTGCCACTGGAGGTGATGCGCATGGCTTCTGTAATTCCACCAGAGGAAGGCGCAGTGTAAAACGCAAGATGAGCATCAGAGGTATTTGAAGCCCTAACGCTCTGTATTCTTGATACAGATGTTGTGCCGTCATAAAAGTTAATAAGACCGTGAATCTGGCCGTTGGACGAAGTGCCGTAGTTACCTAGTTGCAGTGTAGAATAATCAGCAGTACCTGTGCCTTTCAGTGCAAGCGTTGTCCTGCCGCTACCAAAGTCCTGCATAATGGCTGAAGTCCCTATGCCCACGTTTCCAGAGGAGTCGAGGCGCATGCGTTCTGCTGTGTTTGTAATAAATACTAGATTATTCGCATCGCCACGTACACGCACTTGACCTTCTGTCGTGTCCGTATCCGTTAGCCATAAATCTAAACGACCTTGCGTTGTTTTAAATTTAACATCAGTATACGCCCCATCAACAGTAAGCCCATCCATCGTGGCTGTGCCAGTAACGTCTATGCCTGTAGCAGTCAGCGTAGTAAACGCGCCTGT